CATACAGACCTTTCTTCAAGCCGCGACTGCGGTGGCCGAATATTAATCAATTATGAGCTATTGCGGCGGCTAGGCCTTCAGGAACACGATGCTGCGCTGGCCGAGCACGGGCTCGGTGCCTGCCTGCGACTTGGTGATGTCGGAACTTCCAGGGTCAAACGCGCCCGAGTTGCCGATGGCGGACTTGATCTGGGTGGGGTCGAAGGCGACGAGAACGTGGTCGTTACGCACTGTTCCTGCGTCGCGCAGGTTCAGCAAGACCAAGCCGTCGTGCCCGTCTTTTTTCGCCTTCTCTGCCGCGGCGATAACGGTCGCAGGCTGCTTTTGCTGGCCGCCCATATCCAGCACCAGCGGGTTCTTCAGCGACAAGTAGACAGGCATGATGCGCGGCGCCTTGTCGCCCGCGAAATACTCAGCCGACTCGGGCGTGCCGGCGAAGAACATTCCGACGTAGCCGTCCCGGTTGTAGGCGTTGCTGTCGCTCTTGGCTGCCGGCTTGAACTCGGCAAAGTCGTTGCTGGTCCCGTGATACACCACCAGCGGCCGGCCCTGCGCATCCACCACCTTGCTGTCGCCAAACCAGCGCTTGAACTCTGGCGTGTCGGTGACGTGAGTCTTGGTGCCGGGTTCGTCCTGCGGCTTCGGCGGCGCCTCCACCGGCTCCTCACGCCTGGTCTTCCCCGTGAACAGGTCCGGCGTGTCCAGCACCGGATCCTTGCCCTTGAACGGGTTGGGCTTGGCCGGGCTATCTTCGCCAGGGCTGGCGAACAGCGACATCTGGCCTGGCGACGGCTGAGCGCGCGCCGCGCGCCCCTGGTAGCCGGACAGGTTCACCAGCTTGCCGCCGCGCAGATAGGGGCCGACGCGGGCCTTCAGGAACAGCAGCATGCTCAACCCCTTGGCCAGCGTCGGCCCACCGGTTGTGCCGCGGCTCTCGACGCCATTCTCGGCGCAGAACTTCTTGGCGGCCACCAGCAGCTTCTCGATCGGCAGGCCGATCCTGATGATCGGTTGATCGTGGCCTTCCAGGTGCGCGACGGCCCAGCGATGGTGTCCATCGAGCACGCGGCCGTCACGAGAAACCAGGATTGGGCTTTTGCTGTCGTAGCTGCCAGCGCGCGACTGCTCCGTCAGGTAGTCCATGTTCGCCGCGTTGTAGGTGCCCTGCGTGGGCTTCAGCGTCGAAGGCTTGACGGTCTGGTGCTCCACGCTGATGCCGCTGGCCGTCAGTTCATCCAGAAACTTCTGCTTCACGCCGCTTGGCACTTGCGGCATGTCCTCGCGCTTGATGCCCAGCGACGGCTTGAACATCTCGGCGTAGCGAGCGTGGCGGCTGTCATCGTGGGCGGCGACGAAAGAGCCATCTTTCTTGGTGTAGGCCTGCACGTGCGCCTTGATCATGCCCGGCTTGTCGCGCGTGGCCTTGGCCTTGCGCACGAACTCGTCGACCGGCATCTCGGTGATGGGTCCGAGAAACCGCGGGTCATCGTAGTGCTTCAGGTAGGCCGCGGCCGCGTCTTCCATGGACATGAAGCCCAGCATGGCCTTGTCCTCGTCGTACTCGCTCCAGCGGCCGTACTTCCGCTGGTGCACGACGAAGACCGTGGGCGCGTAGTCCAGGGCCGGGCCGAGGTACACGTCGACCTCGTCGCCGTCGGCGCTCTCGCTGCGCTCGATGTAGCCGTAGGGGTACAGCATGCGGGTCTGCCAGCCGCGGCCGTAACGGATGCTGCCGGCCTCGTTCTCGATCCGCAGCCGCAGGCCGTTCCAGCGCACCAGGCGCTTGGGGTAGTTGCCAGACTCGGCCTGCGCCGGCGTGGGCTCGGTGGGCGCCGGGTAGCGGGCCATCGGCGTCGTGCCGTGGCCATCGGGGGCGTGGGACTTGAAGATGATCAGCATGGCTGGGCTCCGCGCCGCTCACTGGGCTGCGCCGTGATCTTGCGCCGGCATGGGCAGTCGACGTGAGAGCACTCGAACACGTCGTTCTCGCCGCACGGCCGGGTGTCGGTGGGCTTGTAGTTGCAGACCGGGCAGGGCTGCTGCTTGGGGTCGGCGGTCGGGCTCAACGTCACACACCACCCCAGCTCGCTGGCCACGGCGGGATGGGCACGGTCTGGCCAGCCAGCGCGTGCGTGCAGTCGCTGAGCATCTGCATCTGGCCGTCGACCACGAAGCTGTGGCAGACCTTGTTGGCCTGCGGAACCCTGACGTTCTGCTCGCCGGCCTCGCGCCGGCGCTGAGCCTCTGCCAGGTCGCGCTGCATGGCCTCGTGGTTGTGCCGGTTCGCAGGCTCTGTCCACGTCACCAGCACGCTGGGTGTGAACGTCGGCTTCTCGGCGTTCCCGTTGTAGCCCCAACGCGGGCCGGCGCCCTCGCCCGTGTGGATCTTGTGCGGCCCGTCGCAGCCCGGGCACCACCAGATGAGGGCGTTGTCGGCGCCGTTGCGCAGGATGGGTGAAAGCAGACCCACTATTTCTCCTCGCGGCGCGGCTTCTCCGTCGCCTTCAGCTTGGCCAGCATCCAGGCCGTGAACTCGGGATCCTGGCCGGGCGAGTCGTCGACCACCGGCACCCAGCGGCCGCGGCAGTGCGGGTGCTGGGCGCCCGCGGCAGGCCACCACAGCTCGTGGGGCTCGCGCTCCACCAGCAGGTCGCCGACGCGCTTGCGCGGCGCCGCGCTGCGGCCGACGTTGTTCTTGCCGGCCCATATTTGCGTGGCGCCGTCCTTCTCGGGCGCCGACGGGTCGACCACCTCGAAGACCTTGCCGTCCAGCTTGGCGCACCACGCGCAGGCGTTGCGGTAGCGCTCGACGCGCTTCACCTTGCGGCCGGCCGGCTGCATGGCCACGTAGCCCTGGCACTGGGCCTCGGTGGCCTCCGTCACGGCGATGCGCCGCCAGTCGCGGTTGAGCGCGCCGAAGGCGTCGCCCAGCTCGGTCTCCAGGCTCGGGCCGCCCAGGTCGCCGCTGGCGCTTCGCTCCAGGCGCTGGGCCACCAGCGTGCGCATGCGATGGCGCGTGTCATCGCCCACGCGGGTGACGTGCTCAGCGGCGCGGTTGGTGGCGAACTCGGTGACGGCCCGCAGGCGCTGCGGCGCGCTCGCGAAGGTCTCGGGGAGGCCCGGCAGCAGGGCATCGGCCTGGCTGGCCGTCAGGCTCTCCAGATTGGCCTGCACGCGGCCCATCATGGCGGCGCGCGACGCCAGCCACTCGGCCTCGGTGCGCATGTCGTCGGCCGGCATGTAGCGCTGCGCGATGTAGTCGACGACCATCATATGGTCGTCCAGCGTCCAGTCGTCGGGCGGCAGGCTGCGCAGGTACAGGCCCACCAGGCCCAGCTCCTCGGCCGTCCAGCGCTGCCAGGATCCGGCCGGCCGCGGCAGCAGGCCGCCAGGTTGATAGCGGCCGCCTTCAAGCCAGGCCTTCAGCTCGTCACGGAACCCCTGCAGGCGCATGAGACCGCGCTGGGTGAACAGCTCGACGAGACGCCGCACGAATGGGCTCGGGTGCTCGTCCCAGATGCTGCCGTCGTCGTCGCCGTGAGCCTTGCACAGCAGTTCGAGCGCGTCGTTGGTGCGCGACTCGCCGGCGGCAATCAGGTCAACAAACAGGCCCATTAGCGCCTCGGGATGCGCAGAATCTGGGTGCCAAACCACCGCCTAGCGATATGCCGATCAACCCACAGCATAGTCCTGCAGGTTGAATAAGTCCGAGGGCCGAATCTTGGCTGGCGCTTCTGACGTGGGAGTCGAACTCTGATCATCGCCACAGTCTGCCGTCACGATGCCGGCCGGAAAAAAGGGCGCCGCGGCCCGTAGCTGCGGCGCCCAAAGGCACCGCGAAGGTGCCGCCCCATGCACGGGCGGCAGTGTGATGTCACGATGAAGAGGGTGACGCCGCCAGCCCACTCCGAGTAAGCCACCGACGCATTCGGCTCCGCGTTCGCGGCGCTTCACCTACTGCTTGCACCCCCAGATCATGGCCCCGGGCTCGACACCGGGTCAGCAACACACTACCAGTTGCCTGCGGTGGGCTGCGCGTCCGCAGAGCCCACTCCGTTTTCCTGTCAGCGCCTTCGCAGCACATCGTTCGGTGCCTTGCGATTGTCGGAGTTACCCGGTCGCTTGGCGGGTTTGCAAGCAGTGACCCTTGCCGCCTAGTGTTTCGTGTTTCTGCACCGCGCCTAGCGTGTCCTTCCACGCCGGCCATGATCTGGAGACACGGGTTAGGCCCGTGAATCCCGCACCGTTCCTTGCGCCCACGATAGGCCCGGCGGGTGCGCCGCGTCGCGTTCAGAAGTTCTGGATGACGCCGCTGGAGCCGGCGACGGGGCTGGCGGCCGCCACGGCCGGGTGCTGGCTTTCCTTCGCGGCCTGGGCCTGCTGGTAGGGCATCCACGTGGCGTAGGCGCCGACAGCGGGCTTCTCTTCGCCATCGGCCAGCAGGCGCACGGAGGTGGCGCGGTGATGGTTGCCGTAGTGGTCGGCCACGTCCAGGTTCACCATGTTGTCGCCCCACACGTAGACGATGCCGGCGTCCATGGGTTGTTCGGTGCTGATGAGAGCCAGCGGGCCGCCTTGATCGACACTGGTGACGCCGTTGGGCCAGAACCAGACGCGGCGGCCGATGGTGGGTTTGATAAGAGGCATGGGGACTCCAGGTTGTTGAAGGGGGCCAGCCGTTCGCATAAAGCAGCGTTCGGTGATGGGAGACTTGTGACGCGACCGCGGCGCTAACCCGCGGTTCGGCTGACCCTCAAGTAAGCCCCCGTACTATGGCCGCTTCGCCGAAGCTCGGCCGCCGTTTCCTGGGGCTTGCTTGAGGATCCGACCGGGATTGCGCCCGGCCGGTCTCAAGGCCTCGATCTTGGCGCCTGGTGCGTGAGGCCCCGCATCCAAGCGCGCCGGTTGCCCGGCCAGTGGGGGAAGATGACGGCTCAAGGCCGATTACCCACCGCGTTGCCGTGTACGTCTCCGGCGCTGGCTTTCACAGCTCGTGCAGCTTGTCGCCTATTTTTGCCGCCTTGCATCGGCACAGGGTTGAGGCGCAACCCAGCAGACATTCTCTCGGTTTGATTCCCAATACGGCCTGCCAGCGCTGTCGGAATGGGCTGGATTCTGCCTCAATTCCGATAATCCGCGCAACGGCTTAGCTAATCTTTTTTAGAGCATCATCGCGCGTCGCCTCGAACACGGCGCGCAGCACGGGATGCGCGTCGCCGATGCGCTGCACCAGGGTGTCGGCGTGCTCGACGTAGCGGCGCCGCTTGGCGCGCGTCCAGTGCGGCGGCGGGTCGTTGGCCACGTCGCGCACGTTGGCGGTCTTGTCGGCGATCTTCACCGTGGCCGCGCCCGGGCTGTACTCTTTGGTGAGCTGGAAGGCCCGAGCCTCGTCGCCGTCTAGGCCTGGCGGGTTGGAGAGTTCCAGCACCATGTCGGCGACGCGCCGACCAAAGCGCTCCACCAGCTCCCGGTGCGTGGTGTCGGTATCCTCGATCGTGTCATGCAGCAGGCTGGCGGCCAGAACCTCGTGGTCTTCGACGCCGCCCTCGCGCGCCAGGATGTTGGTGACGGTGACGGGGTGCGAGATGTAGGGGGTCTTGCCGTTCTTGCGGGTCTGGCCGGCGTGGCGCTGGGCCGAGAATCGCGCGGCGCCACGCAAGTACTCACGCACCCAGGTATCGCCGCGGCGGTGGGCCGCGACGTGGCGCTCAGCCTTGAGTAGAAGGATCACGCTGGCTCCCGGCGGCGCTCTCGCCGACGCCCATCAGTTCCTTGGCCTCGGCCTCGCTGATGACGCTGCCCCATTCGATCGGCTTGGGCTTGCCTGCCTGGCTGTAGGGCACGAACGCACCCTTGCCGGCGCTCCAGACTTCCTGCGGCACGCCCCGAGCTGGACCCCGGAAGAGAGCGCCGTCGTTTTCGATGTAGACCATCAGTTCCTCACTAGCAGCAGCAGTTTACCCGGCTGCTCAGATTTGGTCAAAGCGCCGCCGCCGGCCGGACCGCCGGCCGGGCCGGCATCCTTGCCGGGAGCCGGCGCGGCCTGGCCGCCGCCCGCCTTCTCCCAGGCCTTGTTGTAGATGGCCTGCTGCGCCTTGCGCGACTCGTAGAACGCGGTGTGATCTTCGCTGCTCCACTTGTCCGACGGCTCGTCTTCGCCGTACTTCGCCTGCAGGCCGCGCGACTGCTCGTAGTGGCCGTGCCCCTCCTCCTTGGCCAGCGTCATGGCCTTGGTGTGGATCTGCAGCTCTGCCAGCATGCCGTTGGGCAGCTTAACGAACGTCATCAGGTCGCGGTAGCCCTCGGGCGTCGGCTTGGCGAACCGGTCCTTGGGCTTCTGCGCGAACTCCAGGCCGTTCGCCTTCAGGTGCTGCAGCGCCTCCTTCACGTGGTCCATGCTGGGCACGCTGATGGTGGCGCGCACCACGTCGCGGAGCTGCGAGAAGTCGCCGCCGTAGTCGGCCTCGACCTTCTCGCGCGCCCGCTTCTCGCCCTTCAGTGGTGCCACGAACAGGTAGCCGTCGCCGCTGCCCCAGTCCTCGGGGGTCAGGGCGTCGGGCTTGACGCCGCTCTTCAGCCCCATGGCCTGGCCGACCTTGCCCAGCAAGCCCTTGAACTGCTCCAGGCCCTCGGTGCCGTGCTTGACCAGGTCGTCCCAGTTGTTGTGGGGCTGGTTCACCTTGGCCGGCAGATGGTCGTGCTCGCCGGCGCCGAACAGCTCACCAGGCTTGGGCGGCTCGATCGTCGGCGTGTCGTGCGGCGGCCGGTCTGGCGGCTGGGTGCTGGCCCAGTGGTGCGTGACACTGCCGTGCGGAACGCGGTGCACGCCGCCGGCCGGATCCTTGGCCGTCACGCCGTCGGCGCCCGACGTCATCACCTGGCCGTGGCCCTTGTGCATGCCGTTGACCCAGCCGACGTGGTGGCCGACCTTGGGGGCCGGCATGTCCTGGCCAGCGCGCACCCACTTGGTCGTGGTGACGCCGCGCTTGTCGACGATCTGTTTCTTGGTGAGCCCAGCGCGGCCCATGTAGGGCGAGCCGTCAGCCTTTATGAAGAGCGCCAGGCGCTCGCCGGCTTGCGATTTCACGATCATCTGCTCCTGGCGCGCCTCGGGCGGCACCGCAATGAACTGCTTGAGGCCGTTCTTGTCCTGCACGATGCAGCCGTCCTCGCCCTCGTCGACGACGGTGTACTCCTGGCCAGCGCGGCGCTTGTGGCCGAGCACGTGCTCCCAGCGCCCCTTGATGCCGCCCTCCAGGGTGACGCCGTGCTTGCCGTGCGAGGCCACGCGGCCGGCATGCGGCCCGGCCGGGTGGTGGCAGTACACCTCGTCGCCGACGATGACGCCGGGCTTAGGGACCGGCTCGGGCCGAGCCTGGCTGGCGCCGGGCTGGTGGTAGGTCTTCACGGCTGCACCTTGAACACCGGCAGGCCGAAGGCCTTGGCTACCTGCTGCGGGTCGCCCTGCTCGTCGCCGGCGTCAGCCTCGCCGAAGTCGCCGCCGCCCTCCTCGCCGAAGTCCTGGCCGTCGCCGGCCGGCGCCTGGCCGGGGTCGCCAGGCACGCCGCCGCCGGCGCCAGGCTGGCCCTGCCCGTTGGGGTCGCCGAAGTCCTCGGGCGGCTGCTGGTCCATCTGCCAGGCCGACATGAGCGCCGGGCTCAGCGGCGCGTCGCCCCACTTCTCGGTGATCTTGGGCATGCCCTCTTCCGCGCGCAGCTCGTTGGGCGTGCAGATGAGCTTCTTGCGCTCCCACGCAATCTGGGCGTCCTCCTCATCGAGGCCCGTGAAGCGGAAAACGTAGTCCTCGTTGAACTCGCTGACGACGTAGTCGGTGAGCGTGTTCTCGAAGTAGGTGAGCAGCGGCCGCAGGCCCTTGTCCTTCGATGCCGCCAGCTTCTCGGTGGTGTCGCTGCCGCTAAGAGCCGACGTGCCGCTGGTGAAGCTCTCGAAGTTGATTTCGTCCGGCGCGATGCCGTAGATAGCGCAGGCGATCGACGTGAGAAACGTCATCCACTTGGCGAACATGATTTCGTTCACCTCGCCGCCGAAGTTCTCGAACGCCGCCTTGCTCTCCTGGTCCTTGCTGACCATCACCGGCAGGCTCCAGGCGTTGTTCACGCCCTTGACCATGGCATTCCACTGGCGCTTGAAGGCCGCGATGTCGTTCGCGTCGTAGTTGCCAGTCAGGTGCAGCAGGCCCTTGGGAATGCTGTTCTTGTCGAAGAAGTTTTGGTTGTAGTTGAAGGCGTTGAGGAAGCCCGTGACGGTGCGGATCAGCAGCTCCGTCTCGCTGAAGCCGTAGCCACCCACCAGCACGCTGGCGCGCGGGTTGCGCGGCACGTAGATGAGGTCATCGTAGGTGTAGGCCGCCCGGATCCGGCCCTGCACGACCTGCAGCGCGTAGATTTCGTCGTCGCCTTCATAGCCATCCTCGGCGCACAGGCGGATGGTGGAGCCGTCGACCGCGTAGAGGCCGTCGATCCCCAGGCTGCGGTCGCGCTTGAACTCGGTCTCGATGGCGCAGGAATCCATCACCAGCGAGTCGCGCGTCAGCTTCAGCATCAGCGACTGAAAGTCGTCGCGCTTCAGCTTGCGGCGCTTGCGCGGGTTGGTCTCCCAGCCGCAGTTGGCGAAGAACTGCTGCAGCAGCTTGATGCTCTGCTTCTGGTCCTGGCCAATCTCGGCGTCCTTGTCGCGCGTGGTGATCATGAAGCCCGGGCCGTCACCGCCGTCGTTGGCGCGGCAGAACCGGGACACCTGGCGCAGGCGCGTGAAGATGATGGCCGACAGGATCGGGGTCTGGTCGACCATGGCCTGCATGGAATCGAAGCCGAAGACCGTGGGCTTTTCGTACCACTCGCCCATGGCCTGGACCTGCAGGTCATCCAGGTCGACCGACTGCATGCCGCGGCGGCGCTGCTCGACGGCCTTGCTTGGGAACGGGATGACGTTGGGCTTGCGCAGCGACTTCGCGAACTCCGACTCGGCGAAGCTCTCGTTGATGTAGTCGATGACCGGCATCAGCTCGGCCCGCGGGATGAGGTCGGACATGCTGGTAGGCATGTGC